GTTTAACTACTCTCTATGGAAATCCCAAGATAGTATATCTTGGACTAACCATTATACTGGACTTAATACCTTAGTATTAAGTACGGATATAGTGTTTGGTTGAATATATAGATTTAGTGCTTAAGTTCTTTGAACTTAACTAAATCGGGTAGTTCCCTATGGTCTTCTGTCCTCGAAAGAGAACCGCAGAGTAGGGCCTACTTTGTAATCGCAACTTAATTCCTAAATATTGTAATTTAGGTTCTTAATATGCGTACAAGTTTATAAATAGAAATGGCCTTTTACAATATACTTAGAGATAATTTAAGATATTGTTTAAGCATTAAGTCAAGTCTTGGTAGACCTAACTTAACCTTGATAAAAGGTTGTTAACTACACATTACTGTAGAAAATTTCTTAATGTAACCACTAAATATTCCTTGCTACAATTATTAATATAAATATATATCAAAAATTATAACATGAAAAAAATTGATTTTAAACTTAATGAAATAAGTCTAAAAAATTCTTTCTTTAGTAATTTCAAATTATATAAAGATGTCTACAAAGCAGGTACTATGATCTCACTAACAAATGATTATCATTTGTTATTAGTGCTTAAAACGATAGGTTACAGGATTGTAACTATGTCATTATTAAGTACTAAGGAGACTTCCAGATTTAGAATGCTACATAACTTCGGTAAGTTCCTAATCAAAATGACTAAGAACCACGGAGATATGTATACAGTTAAATACCTTAAAGCATCTCAATTATGTATTCAAAAAAAGTTAGCGGGACAACCTTTCAAATCAATGAGAGAGGTTGAACCGGATTATAACTTTCCAAGGCTTTCAAAATCGGGTTTACCTGTAATTATAAAATTACAGGATAGATCTGCTATTTGTAATAATAGCCTTAGAATTATTAGGCTTTGATTGTCTATATTTTCTTTATATAGAGTAATTAAAGTTCCCTTTAATCCTAAGTTATCTACTATTACTGAAAGTTTCCAAGGTTCTAATATTGTATTAGACGATTTCAACAGATGATTAACTACCAGTAGTTCAAATCTCTTACAGAAATTTTCTAATGCCAATATTGAAGATTTAACTATAACAAAGGTTTTACCTATTGTTAAGTCATCTCCACTTGGAACGAAAAGCTATAGTCGTCTTTTAGATTCTTATTGATCTCTTAAAAATAATTCTGTTATTTTTAAAGACATCTTAAATTATCTAAAAGTAACTAATTCAAAGAATATTTTTACCTTGTTTAATAACATAGAATTTCTTAAGAAAAAATATGGTATTAGAGGTTGGTTTAAAGATTCTTTTGGACCTATAGGGAAATTATCTTTTAAGGAAGAAGCAGCAGGTAAGTTGAGGGTATTTGCAATGGTTGATATAATAACTCAATCATTGTTTTATCCTTTACATAACTGGTTGTTTTCTCTCTTTAAGAAACTTCCTAATGATTGTACTCATGATCAAAATTCAGGTTTCAATTATGCTAAAGATTTATCTCTTAAGTATAATTGTTCCTATGGTTTTGATTTAAGTGCGGCTACCGATAGGTTACCTATCTCTTCCCAAAAAGCTATTTTAAATAGTTTATTTGGTATCGGAGACATGTGAGGTAGTATTTTAGTTAATAGAGATTATATAATTTCTAAAAATAACTATAATATACCCGAACAGTCATTACGATATGAAGTAGGTCAACCTATGGGAGCCCTCTCTT